TAGTCAGCCAGCAAGAACAACAGGCAATGACCCCGAATGACGTAATTGTAACGATCACTCAGGATATGATCAAAGGCGGACAGACCAAGAAACTGGTTAAACAGATTTCAATGGGAGCAATTTAGGAGGCAACAATGGCAACAGATACAATGGACAATTTTGATAACTTCATGATGCACACAGTGAAAGTAGACTACCAAGCAACTGGGTTCACTGTTTCTTTTGGAGGTGGTTATTCATTCGATGCTGGTGAGGACTATCCACCACTTAAACAATTCACCTTGACATTTAAGGGCTATAAGTATTATCTTAAGACTGTAAATGGTGTAGAAGTTGTAGACACCGAAACGAATGCAGACAAAAATAATATGGGTGCACTTGAAGCCTTTTATTTGAGCCACCTGAACTACAAGACTTTCATCTATAACTCTCCTATTTATGGGGCGACCTATGTACGATTTAGTTCTCCCTTGCAAATACCTGAGGGAATCGAATCGGGACATGGCGTTCTGAGTGAGTTTAATGTTGTTCTCAAGGAAGTATTTGCATAATGACAATGGCGATTCCTGACAGTCACAAAGAAGAGAACCTGAAGCTAACGGCTGATGCTTACGTTGACCTGTTTCATATTCAACTACGTTCTGGTTCTAATTTCTATATAAAGAACGGTGATCCTATTTCTTGGGGTGGTAATGACTGGGAATCGTTACCTATTTCTCTTTCCGGCTATGAGGTCTCTTCTGACGAGCAAGTATCCCGTCCGAAGTTACAGATAGTGAACCCTGACGGTGTGTTCTCTAAGGTTATTCTTGATGGCGAAATGGATAAAGCCTACATTTACCGTTATCGTGTGCTGAGAAGAGACTTGGAAGCGGATCGTCCTGTTTACCAAATGTTAATGTGGCTTATCTGGTATCCGACACTTATTAACAAGCACTATGTAGAGTTCGAGCTAAGAAACCCAATGGACGGTAACAATTTCTACGTTCCAGCAAGACAATACCTACCACCAGACTTCCCGACAGTAACATTCAAATAGGAGGGATTATGCCAGTTATTGATTTACCTAGCAGAGATACATTTAGACAGTATGTGGGAATCGACTTTGTCCATGGAGACACAGACTGCTACGGGCTGGTTCGGAGAGTTTATTCAGAAGTGTTTGGGATTACTCTTACCAATTATGCACGCCCTGACTTCTGGTGGGATCATCCAGAAGAGTTTAACCTTTATATGGATAACGTAGAGAATGAGGGGTTTAGGCAAGTTCCGTCCGATTTAATGAGAACGTGGGAAGTGGGTGACCTGATCTTTATGGCAATCCAGTCAAGCGTTCCCTGTCATGCTGCTATTTATATTGGGAACGGGGAAATTTTACATCACTTCTATGGTCGTAAATCTGCTATTGACACTTACTGCAAACTGTGGAAAAATACGACTACAGGAGTATTTAGGCATAAGGACCTAAAGATAAACAAACCTACGGTGAGAATGGATTTAAGTCAAGATGAAAGAATCAGAGCTTTTATACTATTACAGCAAGAAAGGTCCAGAAAGGGGCGGACTGATAACGACCTCGGGAATAGTTGAGTGTCCGAACGTCTGTGAAGATCCAACTGCTGGATACGAGATGTCCTTTGATGATATGGATAAACTTGACTTACCGGAAACAATCGGAACATTTCATACACACCCAGGAGCTAATGCAAACCTGAGCCACGAGGACTACGAATCTTTTATGGGCTACCCGAGACTGGTTCATTATATAGTTGGTGATAACGGTGTGCATAAGTTTCGGATAATGGACGGTACGCTGATCAACGAATCTTAACGGGGGAGACATTGAGAGTTAAGGTAATGCTACATGGTTTTATAAAGGAGAAGTTGGGGAGAGACTACATCGAAACCAATGCTAAGACTGCCTTTGAAGCTGTGTCTGCTATCGGAAACGGCTACAGGAAAGAGTTAAAAGCTCCACTTGATATTGGTCGGTGGAAAGTACGGGTGAGAGATTATGAAACCAAAGAAAAACTTATGGGACTAATCCGACATAACGTGATTCACCTTTACCCTGACTTTAGGACGGCGAAATCTGGACTGGGTAATATAATAGCTGGAGTGGTTCTTATTGTAGTTGGTGCCGTTCTTGATTACTTCTTTCCAGGTAACCCCATATCTTCCTACTGTTATCAGTTCGGTATTGGAATGATGCTTTCAGGTGCTTTACAATATTTGTTTACACCTACTGTCAATACGTCATCAGATGAGTCAACCAATTCCAAATATCTTAATGGAGCAAATGCAAATACAACAGCTGCAGGTACTCGTATTCCTTTTGGCTATGGATTATTTCGCGTAGCTGGTCATTACATCTCGTACAATGTAACTTCTTCAATCTTACGGACAGTGGAGGCATAATGAGTAAAGTAACCGTATATCTTCATGGGCAGCTAAGAGATAAGACAGGGCAGAACAAGATAGTATTAGACGCAAGCACAGCAGTAGAGGCTCTTAAGATTATAGCCACCAGATACAAAAAAGAATTGAAAGCTCCTCTGGATATTGGTCGGTGGAAAGTAGTTGTAAAAGATTATGATACCAAGGAAGCTATGTATGTTCCGCTCTTTACGGACGAGCTCCATGTTTATCCAATGTTTAAGACAGCCAAATCGAGCTTTGCCAGAATAGCTATCGGGGCAACCCTTATAGCTGTTGGTACTTATCTTGGTGGTAGCTATGGGGTAACGTCAACAGGTGGTACAGTAGCCAACGGGACAGCTCAAGCAGGGGCAACAACTGGTAACTGGGCAGTGACAGCTAACCAGTGCTTGTCCACAGCTGGTATGGCTCTTATAGCAACTGGTGTAATGAATATCCTCTTCCCGACTGCTACAAATAACACTTCATCAGAGGAATCAACTAACTCTAAATACTTAAACGGGGCAAATTCAAACACCACAGCAGCTGGCACTCGTATTCCTTTCGGTTATGGTTTATTCAGAATCGGTGGACATTATATTTCTTATAATGTAACATCGTCTATATTGAGAACAGTGGAGGTGGGGTAATGTCATCAGTATCATCGGCCATTCGTGCAGTTTATAGAGTAGCGTCGTCAAGTCTATTCGACAGCTCATCCAGTAGCAGTCTAAGCTCTTCCAGAACAATTAACCTAGAAGAGTCAACCGATCGTGCAGAGATTGTTCTGGGTATCTGCGAGGGAGAAATCGAGGGATTGGAAGATGGAGCAAGGAGCTTTTATGTTTCAGATACGGCCCTACAGAATGCTTCAGGGGATTATAACTTTGAAGATCTGGAACTTGAGATACTTCCTGGTTCTGGATCTGATAACGAAGAAATCAGCTATTATCTGGGTGGAGCTGCCAAGTCTACATCGGTTGGCGTACAGTTAGCCTATAATACTCCGGTTGTTAGGCAGACAGAAACGGGGGACATTGACTTTATAGAGCTCCGTATGACCATTACTACTCTTATGAGTCAAGGTAAGAAGAGTATGGAAGCTGGATCTATGGAAGTTAATTTCGAGTACAAGAAGTTATCCGACAAGACTTGGAAGAACGTAACTTCCTCTGGACAACCAATCATCTATAAAGGAAAAATCTCCGGTACGACTGTTTCCGAAATTAGGATAGAGGTGGAAAGAGCCAACGAACCTTACGAAATTAGAATAACCAAAAAGACAGCCGACGGTGACAACTCCTCAACGTTCAACACTATTTCTTGGGAATCGTTCCAAGACGGAGTGACCACAGCCGTCTCTTTTCCGAACACAGCCCTCGCTCACCTCTACTTACAATACTCTAACCAATTAACGAGTGTCCCCAGCTTTTATGGTATCTATAAGCTCCAAATAATCCGTATCCCATCTAACTATGATCCAGTTACCAGAGAGTATGATGGTGAGTGGGACGGCACGTTTAAAAGAGCTTGGTCAGACAATCCAGCATGGTGTCTGTATGACTTTGTGATGAACGACCGCTATGGGGTAAATGCTTTCTCTACTGTAAACCTTGATAAATGGGACTGCTACGAGGCTGGTAAGTGGTGTGATGAGTTGGTCAGCGATGGCAAGGGCGGAACTCAACCTCGCTATACTTGTAACTTGCTCCAAACAGATGCCACAAACGGTCGAGAATTTGCTGTCTACATGGCTGGATTGTTTAACGGTACACTGGTAGAAGAATCCACAGGGTATCTTCGCTTATATATAGAGAAAGACGCTGACGCTGTATTCCTGTTTACGCCAGAGAACGTTACAGATACTGGCTTCTCTTACAGTATGACCTCCCCAGAAACCAGATACAATGACATCAAGGTATCATTTACGAACCCTGACCTGAGTTGGGAGACAGATACCAGAAGAGTTTACAATCAGGACGACATTGACGAGAACGGCCGCATTACTTACGACTTCATTGCTGTGGGCTGTATTCGTGAGGGTGAGGCAATGCGAAGAGCTTACTACAAGATGATTACTGCTCTTACCGAAGTAACCACCGTAACGTTTACCACGAACCGTCAAGCTCAATGCCTCTCTAACTTTGACATTATTCTTATTGCTGACCCTGTACTTGGTTATTCAATCCCAGGGCGTATTAAAGGTATCAGTGAAGACAGAAAGACAGT